AGGCTCGATACGAGCGACAACGATGCAGTATTGCTCGTTTTCTGGAGTATGCTCAAGAACACCACAGTTTCTCTTGTTGTCGGGGTGGATGCACTTTGAGGGGTCAACATGAACAATCTCGCCCACCTCAAGAGGACCACTCTTCGATTTGGGTCTAGCTTCTCCAGGCTGACGAATCTTAACACCTGCACCTGCGAGGTATGACTTAACCTCATTAGCACTCATGCCTTGTGGGTTAGACATTTTTGCCCAAGCCGCAAATGCAGCCGCATCGTCTGTATTAAGAGCAGTTGCGATTCGGTCGGTCTTGAGGAGGTTGATGAGTTTAGCCTTGAGAGCTGGATCTTTCTGAGCGAGTTTCAGTAGTTGTTCTCTTTGTGTCTTGTCCATGACGGATCTCCTTTAAATGAAAAAACTGACACTACATAGCGAGCTATAAACAAACTATTAAAGACTCTCTGCCGACACCCCATGCTCTGATAGATACTTTAATCCCTCTTGGTGGACATCAGTCTGTAAAGGGGCATACACTTTAATGATGCCTGCATGATGGATTGCCTTTGCACACATAAGGCATGGATCACATGAGGTGAAGATCCACTTACCCATCGTAGACATACCGTTTCGAGTGGCATTTAAGATCGCATTGATTTCTGCATGATGACATCCGACATCATTTTGAGTACCGCTTTTGACACCGTACCGATCACGCAAACAGTCCGACCCCCCACATAAATCTCCATTACCTCCTCTCGGCGGCCCATTATATCCTTCACTCACAACAACATTACTATCGGGGTCTACGATCACAGAACCCACTTTCCTACGACAACAAGTGCTTGCAGAGGCGATAAGGGTGCATTGTTGCTTTCGGATTTCGATGTGTTTGAGCTTCATATTCTTTAGATACCTTTCGCTTATAGAGTGAGGAGAATATACCCTCAGAATGGAGTCCACATGACAAAGGCAGTTTTGTTAGATACGAGTGTTCTAATACACGACCCTACCTCTATGACCTCTTTTGGAGATGATACCGAAGTCCTCATTCCAATCTATGTTATTATGGAGCTTGATGTCCTCAAAGACACACCAAAGCGTGAGAAATCCCATGTCGCTCACCTTGCCCGACAAGCCTCAAACCTCATCCTTGAGCTACAGCCACAAGGTAAGGTCAAAGTAGTCTCTCACGATGGTGAGATCAGCATCCGATCTTTAGATCGTGCTAATCAGATTAGGTATGTAGACCTACTCATTCTACAAACTGCTATCCACCTTAAAGATGATTATGATTTAACTCTAGTATCAAGAGACATCAACCTTCGTATCATCTGTGAGTCCGTAGGGGTTAAATCAGACGACTACACATCAGACACAAGCACAGATACTCTTAATGGCATCGGACTCAAAGAGTTCGTACCCGATGTTGTCTTAATGAACCAGCTCGTTAAATCATATTGGCAAGGGGCTGTTAGACTCCCACACGAGTTTGATACCCCTTTCCATGAAAACCAATACGGATGGTTTATAGCACCAGGTGAAAAGACACATCTATTCGTACACAGAGATAACTCACTTTTCCCTGTAGATAAGGTGCGTACCGAGAAAGCTAAACCTAGAAATCTTGAGCAACGAGCCGCACTTGACGCTCTATTAGATCAAGACATTGAGCTAGTCTGTCTCTTAGGTAAAGCAGGCACAGGTAAGACCTTTCTTGCATTAGCTGCCGCTCTGGAGCAGGCTCACACATATCAGCGTATATTGCTCTCGAAGCCTGTCGTTGATGTGGGTAATGGTATCGGCTTCTTGCCTGGTTCTTTATCCGAGAAACTTGAGCCTTGGATGCAGAGCTTCTTTGATAACCTCGATCAGATCAACCCTCTTTGGGACGCTGGTCCAATGGGTGGGGAGATGGGTAGCAAAGAGGGCTTCCTTGAGAAGAACCAGATTGAGATCCAACCTATCCACTCTATTAGAGGTCGCTCACTTAAGAGTGCGTTTATGATTATTGATGAGGCACAGAACCTCACCAAGCATGAGATCAAATCAATCATCACAAGAGCGGCAGAGGGGACGAAGGTTGTCCTCTTAGGCGATCCTTATCAGATAGACCACCCTTACCTCACCAAGCAATCTAATGGTCTTGTGTATGTGATTGAGCGTATGCTGGATCAGCCTTTATTTGCGTGTGTGAGTCTACATAAGTCAGAAAGGTCAAGTCTCTCTGATATAGCGGCTGACTTGCTTTAACTCTTAACATAGACCTTTAAGACACCGTTCACCATTTGAACAGATACATCACCTGTCATGTGGTGTTCGGTAGTCTGTAAACCATCTTTATCCTCATGGATAAGGACGACTTTATTGAACCCCTTAGCCTCTTGTCTATCTACCCCGACATAGATAACAGGCTGGGTGATTTCTTGTGCTTCTTCAAAGCTCTTAACTGGATCGCTCATGGTCTTGCTCCTATATGAGTGGGTTATTCATATAGGAGCAAGTCATTTAATCTTTAATGATCTCGATGTTAGTGACCTGGATGTTCTTAGCGTCAAAGATCACAACCTCTGGCTCACCATTTACAAGGTGTTCCCCACCATACCAAACGATAGCGTCATAACCCTCTCGTCTTGCTGACTTAGCCTCTTTCAAGTCACGAACCAACTTGACATTGTTTGCTCTGACCTTGCAAGTAAGGACTTTAGGGAGGATGGAGTCTGGACTTATGCCTAAGTTTTCCAATGAGTACGCTACGGCATCTCTCCCACTAGAAGAGCTACCACTAAACATTGAAAAGAGATCACCTAGCGTATCTGCTTGAGCTTGGCTCATTCCATGTGAACCCTCTATAGCGTCAACCACATCAACTAGATCGTTCATGTCTATCCCGATTGTGTCAAGATACTGACCACGAGTCATTCCAGAGGGGGCTTTCTCCATCATCATTTCCGTGAGCTTATCATCCCACCCATGATGATAAAGATGGTCTGCATATTGATAGACCTCAGAGGGTAAACCTTTCTTTAAGAGGGGGAACACCTCGTCATAAGTGATAACAGAGTTCCTACCACTATCGGCATACTTGTAGGCTGTCTTTTTTGACACAGCGAAGAAGAACCCAGCCCCTATGTATTGAGGTTGGTTCAACAGTTCCTCCCTCATGTACTTAGCGTCAAAGGTCTTAAAATCACTTGTAGTTCCATGATAGACAGTAATGGGTTTCCCACTATGTAAAAACTCTGTAAGTTCCTTATTGTAGAAGCTAACAGGTTCTGGGTGGTCTTGTCTTTCATAGTTGAAGCGTACCATACCCTTACCAGCCTTCTTGATAAGGTAGCGTAAGACTACCTCATCAGACTTGGTGGCTTCCGAGGATAAGATATGTATCTTGCCATTGACCCACTTGGCGAAGTCTCCAAGCATAAGCCCCATTTTCTCTAAGACCCGACCATCAGTAAAGAGTGCCTTACCCTCTGCGGGTCTTTCCATGACAAAAGCGTCTATGACTTTTTTATCTTTAGTCGAAAGCCTGTAAGACGCTTTCATGTATCTATTGGCAACTCTTTGATATGGTTTCATCATAAAGTCCCGTCAAAGTCTTCATCTGGTTCTGGTTGACCAAGAGGTTTACTAGGTTTCTTAGGTGAGGGTGGCTTACCTCCCCCTCCATTCTGCTCAAGTGCGGTAGTCGCTACATGGGTGTACTTATCAAGGGCGGCTTGCCCTAAGATGTACCCGATCTGAATAAAGCCACTCGTGACAATCATGGTAACGAGAACCATGAAGGCATAGTGGTCGATTTGAGTCTTGTACTCCCACACCACATAGAACATAAGGATCTTCCACCCGATGTCAGCGATGAGATAGGCGAGGAACTTTTTGCTCTTGAGGGGAACACTGCTTAGATTCGTTGGGTCATTCTTAGTAGCCATGATTATTACCTTTCTTTTTCATCAACCCAATAATCAACAAAGTATTTGAGTTGATCTTTGGTTATGCCTTTTATTTTTAGTTCAGCTTTAGCAATGCCATTTTCTTCACGAAAACGATCAAAATCTTCGTCTTTAAAGTAATCTACCTGATATGGATTTCCATCTGCATAGTAAAAGTAGATAGTGTCTCTGTTGTTATCATCTTCGTAGACCAAATCACCAAAATTCTCCATAAGGTCATCAGCAATGGATACTAGAGCCTCTGCAACGGCACTATCCCTGTCATAGCCTTTACCTTTCTCATCGTACCTTATTTCCTCTTTGGCAATAACCCTGTCATTCTTATCGAGAATGATGTCTGTAAAGGTGTATGAGAGAGTGTGGGTGTAAGCGTCCCAGTCCAAGTCTCTGCTCCAGTCTGTGCGAGATGCTTGCCTCTCAAGGCGATCAATCCGAGTTTCAAGATCACGAATGATCTCTGTTGCTGTTCTTCTCATAGTGAGATCTCCTATTGGTTCACTCTAAGTTTAGAGCGTTTATTAGATGATGTGTTGACAGTTTTAGGGAGGTGATTGTTACCCATATTGATCCGAGTACCCATTGCCTTCTGAAACTTATCCTCTACGATCTGGGGGTAGTCTTTGGGCTTGGTGCTAAAGGCATAGATTTCGTTGAGTCGATACTGCTCTTCCTCGGTCATTCCAGGAAGGAGCTTCAAGAAATCGTCTCTTGCTTTCTGATTGTCGTTCGATAGGAACTCTAAGATCAAGTAAGCAGGGAGTACAGGCATATTGGTGGGGTCATCTTCCACACCCTTAAGAGTGTTTTCACCATTGGGTCTTATCCAAAAGTTTTCCATAACAATCTCCTCTCTTTTAAGTGGGGATTGTATAAAGGAACTATTAAAGGAGGTGTCTTGTGAAACGAAAGACCGTAATGAAGATCACAAGCAGTATGTTAGACTGCAAATGTAAAGGTGACGGATATATTTTCCTCAAGAAAGGGGGCATGATTAAATGCCCGACACATTATGCCTGTGCATCTAGCGAAGAGTATCGCTTAGAGATGCTAAGGCTTGAGTATCAGAACATGAGGAACTTCGTTCTCCTCATGCCTGAAATGAACTCAACCTTTATTGATCTCAGTTTGCCAACAACAGCTAAGGGTGTTGATAGGCACATAGGGGCAAACTTTGTGGTAGATACCCCAGAATCTTGGGTAAAGGCTATCCAACAATATGTGCGAGAATACCTACTCAACTACAAGGTGAAAGAAGAGTAGCCATTGAAGAAAAAGCTCCTAGAGGGTATAGATGCCTCTTTTGACCATTTTGTAATGCAACACCTAGACTCATACTCGAAAGTCTCCCTAAGCCAAGATAAAGACGCTCAAATAAGATCGTTCGTTAAATCGGTGATAGAGAAGAAGCGAGCCGAGGGTGGTCAATACTTTAAAGACCCAGAGTCATTAGCTAAGAGGTATCTAACAGGTTGGGGAGGGGAGTGTGCTGTTGAGAAATACATAGGAAAGCCTTTTGTGGACTTCACGATAGGAGACTCACACGACTACTATGTACCCGACTTGAGATCGGCAGGGTATGAGGTAGGGGTAAAGACGGTCAACATGGGAGACTTCCCTCTATTGAGGAAGCCCACACCAAGTTCATCAAACACACCTCAGATTATCGTGATACGAGAGTCGAGGTACGATTTCTACATCTGTGGTTTGGCTACCTATGATGTAGTAAATGACCCCTCAAACTTTTCGCAGTTATTGGTGCGTAGTGGAGGGGTCTTAGAGGTCGGGGTCAAGTCAGCGTTTTATCGCTTTGACTTGCTCACCCCTCTTACATCTTAGCAAGTTCGCTTGGGCTATATGCGAGGAAGTTCTCGTCCCATTCTTTACGAGGATCATCCTCAAAAGGAGGCATATCTGGTCCTGCGTAAGCTGTGATAAGACCTTGCCTACCACCACCTGCTG